GCAGGTCCTCCACCGATCGATGAAACAAAATATATGGAATCATCCGTTATTTCATCCACATCATTGTAAACACCAGTTATAGCCCCTTTGTCCATTATTGGGTTTTTTATTGACAGTAAAATGTCTTGCAACCTCTTGTTGGAATAATAACTAGCAAAAATAACAGATACAGATTCGTTCGCTGTTGTGTTTTTTGCCATCCTAAATCTGATTACTATTCCAGTTGCATCCGCAGGGATAGTAATAAGCCCGTCATAAGATGTAGTGTCAATAATAGGAGTTGTGTTAAGAGTGCCATTCACATATTTATAAATAGCAAATTTAACTACTTGTGCAGAGTATTTTATATATACTGTTTGCCCCGCTGACAGCCAAGATGGGAAAGCGTCTTCATTCCTATAAAGGTCATATACTGTCGAAGCTGTAGCTGTTCCGTTTACATTGCATACTTCCCCATCCCAATGCCATGTTGTGCCGTTTCGTGAAAAATCGGTATCTGTGTGATTGCCTTGCAACAAGTCAAAAGAATTTAAGGTTTCTAAACGCTCATTTAGTTGACCAACTTCCCCGGTCAGATTGGACACGTTGCCCGACAGTTCTGAGTAGTCAGCAGGGATCGATGCCGCCACCTGCGCCGCCCGATCCGCGTCAGCAGATGCTGACTGAGCTGCTTCCCGAGCCTCGGTCAGGACCCTGAGCGCCTCATTGTCCGGATCGTCGTCAACATAATCCTCAGGCTTTTCTCTCTGTAGGACCTTAATGCGTCCCTCGTAGGTGACCACGTATTTTGAGTCGTCCGTCACGACAAGATACACTCTGAGGTCGCCCCATGTGTCGAAAAACTCATTCGGGACATTGCACTCAATCACATAAGAGCCGTCCGTCTGCTGTGTGATGCTTCCGACTTCATAGGCTGCAGCCTCCGTCATCCCTCGCGTCCAGTACTGCACCTCTGCAGATGCCACCGCGCCAGGAACGAGGATGTCCAAGACATGCCCCTGGTCATACTGATAAGCGACGGGCTCAGACTCTCGATATGTCCCGAGTCTGTAATTTCTCAAAAAATCCAATGATAAAGTCGCCATGTTGTCTCCTTATCCGATTGCTATCCATGTGATATAAGGTACCCTTGCATTTGATGAATTATTGTATATGCGGACCTTGCCGCCGGTCGTGGTTAGTGAATGCACTGAACATGACAGGGACCCCATGTCTACTCCTGTAGAGTTTGTAAGGAAGCCCGCCACGACAACCGGAGCCGTCGTGAATGTCTTGCCGAACGTGATCGTCAAGTCTGCGTAAGAATTAGCCGCCACGCTGGAACCGGTAAGCGTGCCGGCATCAATGCCGAAGTTCTTCCGCGTTGTGCCAGGGTCTGCTACTTCTAAGGCGCCGTCCTTGCTGACCGCAAATGCGTTCGAACGGCTGATTTGTCCGTCACTGCTGGCGGTTCCATTGCCGATGATCAGTGCTTTCTGAACGTCCTCTTGGTTATACGTTCCAATGACGACCTGATCGTCTCCGGATGCTATCAGCCCTTCGCCGAATGAAGCACTGAACATTCCGTTGCTTCCGCTGCGCTTTCCGAACGAGAGGACTCCGCCCCTTTTGACCACACTTGCTCGAGCTGATACATCAACCGAGCTGTAAGTGGACTCATTGAACGATATGCTGACCGTCGTTTCTCCATCGTAATCAGCTACCCACGGATATAGGGCCTCTTGCCTGCTGCTCTTTCCTTTTCTGAATGTGAATGCTGTGTAGCCGCCACCGGGGCCGGTATAGCATATTATGTAAAAAACAGCGCCATCTTCAAGCGATGCAAGAAAGCTGCCGGAAAAGTCTACTTCACATGGCAGATCAAACCACCCAAAGTCTCCACTTTCCCATATTCGTTTTGTGGCTTCGTTTGCGCTGATCAGCACTGTCTCGTCCACGCCAAGGCCTATCCCGTCTGCGCTAAACTGGGCCAGCTCCTCCAGGCCGTCTCTGACTGCGATACCGTTCGACCTGGCGAGCAAGTTCCCGCCGCCGTGCTCCGGATCGGCCAGGAACTCATCCTGCGGTATCTCTGTGATGTGGGCGCCGGTGTCATCCCCGCTCTCGGTATGCCAGAAATACTGATTCGTGTTGTCTGCTATCTTCTTGACGGCCTGCACGACCTTATCGACGGCTCGCACAACCACATTCGTGGATTCGATTTCTTCCGTCAGCTTTGCGCTCACCCGTTTTGCGAATGCATCATTCGTCGGCGGAGCTGAGTCACTGCCGGTGAGCCATGCTTTGCCGTTTGCGATCCTCACCCTGACCTTATCGCCAGGCGATGCATTGACAGTCATGCTGACCGGCGTGTCTGTGATCTCCGACCCGGTCAGCTGAACGTAGGCCGTGTTTCCATCCACCCGAGTGACCGTTGCGGTATAATCCGACCCGCTCGGTTTCTTCTGAGTCTTAAGCAAATTAGCCAAGACCTTAACGCTATTCAATCGCCACCACCTCCTCTGCTGTCCGGCATCCATGCCTTAACTCCACTTGCTGGCTCTCAATCCGGAACACACCATCAATGCCGATACCTGGCAAGTGCAGCGTGACCAGGTCGGTCGCCAGCACGTTCGGCCTGTACCGTCTTGCGTAGGACACGCTCCTCACCGGTGCCTGCGCTTCTTTGAGTGCCCGTAGCGAATACTCCGCAAGGCTCTCGTTGTCGCCAAGCGCTGGCGTCTTCTTCGAGATCCAAATCTCTCCGGTGCCGCCCCTGGTCATCTTCCTGGCCAATGTTGAAACCGGGCTGTCCGGATCTTCGTCCTTATATTCCGCGTAACTGTCTCCGGATGTCACCCGGATACAATTCGGGACGGAATACCAATCCTGCGAGTCCGTGATAGACAGCTCAACGATGTCGTTCTCGAGCGCATCGAATACTGCCGACGGCTCAGATGCCGCCGCGCATATGTGGATAGTTCCGTCGCCATCTATTCGTAGCCGCCAGCCGATCGCGTCCAGGATAAGCCAGGCGACATCCAGCCGCGTCATGTCATCCTCTGCCACGATTGCCTCTGCCAGGCTAGGCCCCTCATCGTCTATCACAACAGGAGCGGGCCCGACACTCAGCAGATCAGACACGAGCTGTGCGGCATCCGCGCCGGCAGGCGCATAATATCCGATACCGACAAGAACATCTGCCGCCGGCTTCAAGACGGAGTAGCACTCCACGTTGAAAGACTCTCTCGTTCCGTCAAGTCCTCGCTCAGGCGCTGACGTCAAACCAGTGAACAGAGCGATCCGCTCACCGCTCGACTCCTGTCTTGCCTTCAGATAAACACGCACCCAGCACTCGCCAGGGTTCTCTGTCATTGTCAGATCCGCTGACTCCATGAGTCCTGTGTTTGTCCTGTCGATAGTGCCGGCCGTAAATTCAAGAGACCCCGCATCCTTAAAGGACACAGGGTCAACTCTTGCAAGCTCGTAAAGAGCCGAGAAACCGCTATTCCATTCCATGGCCCCTCCTTACTCCCCGAGCGGATGTGATGCCAACCATTCCTCCAGCGTCATGCCGTCCGGCTCCTCCGGATCGATGGCCTGGATCGTGAGTGTGTAACTTACCAATTTGTCATTGTAACTCTGATTCTCCTGGATTGAGATGTCTGCCGCCAGCGAGGACCCGTCCGGTGTTCGCACATGAGCGATGCCCGCAAAACCTGCCAAGCCGCGCATCGCGATCTGTCTATCCAGGTCATCGCCTCGGACTAGGACCGTATTCGCCGTCAGATCCCTGGTCACTGCCGGGTTCCAGTCGCCCTGCACAGATCCGCCCAAATATGACGTGCGCTTGAAGTCTTTCGTCCATCGGTTCGACAAGGTCAGATTGTACGGAAGCTCGATCTGCTGGCCGTCGACATCGATGACCATCTGATCGTCTTCCAAGATATCTCCGTCATCCGATCCAGTATCGTACCACCCGATACCGCCGTCGGCCGCATAGTCTCCGTTTGCCGTGATAGTCACAAGCCTGTGCCCTGCGGCCTCGCCAAATGCCGGATACGGGTCAACATAGGTTTCGCCGAACTGTGCGCCCTCATAGATCAGCTCGGGCTTGTCTGCCGTCAGCCGGTATATGTCGCACGTGTCCCCTGCCGCATAGCCTGCAGGAGCAATCGGCGTGATTTTCGTGATTCGCATATACCTGTCCGTCTCGATCCGCACGCGTGGAGCTTCTGCCTTGTGCGTCCAATCGACAGTAAAACGGATGACCATGCTGGCGCTCTGCGAATACTCATCGATAACCGTCATGATGAGATCGTAGGTCGCACCATCGTCGAGACTTCCGACAAGGTCACCGACCGCGATGCTGATCGGCGCTTCTCCTGTCTGCGAGAATGTCGCGATGGTTTCGCCCTCATACCCGTCTGCGTCGTTATCATCCGGACGGACTATGTGATAGTCGTCTGCCCGCACGATAGACAGGATTGTGGTGCCGGACGTCCCTGCGCCGGTTATGGTCGCCGTCAGCGGCATAGCCTGCAGGGTGTACACCGTCTCATCATCCACGACCGCCGTCGCCATGCTGTGAGCGGTCAGCGCGATTCCGACGGGCTCCGTCACGTACAAGCTGACCGGTTCCGACCATGCCGACTGTATGCCGGATGTCGCCGTCGTTCTGACAGCAAAATAATAGGTCGTATCGGTCGTCCAATCTCCCGTCAGTTCCACACTTTGGCCAGCGTCAACATGTGCGACCACATCGCCGTAAATCGCATTACCAGCCTGGTCGAACGACACCTCGCAGATCTCTGCATAAGCCTGTGAGGAGCCGTCTGCAGAACTGAAGGCCCACCGCGCAGTCACCGAGTCGCCCTCATTGATGACAGACCTGCTCAATGTCAGCGCCGGCCGGTCAGGCGTCCCTGTCAGACCGTAAGACACAATATCCGACCACGGCCCTGTCACGGTTTCGTCCCCGTCTTTCCGCACGAGTCTCACGCGGAAAAACCACCGCTGTCCCATGGCCAGATCCGTGATGATCCAGCTGGTCGCAAACCTGTTTTCAACCGTAAAGGTATTCGGCTGCGATGTTGACTCCCATGCGTCCTCATATTCCGCCCACGACAACTCCGCCTGTGTCGCGGCTGCCCATGTCCAGTCCCATCCGATGCGGACGGTGCCGTCCCTTGGGCCTTCTGTCACGGTGATCTGTGCAGGGGCTGCAGGAGCAATATCCGAATCGATTACGGTCGCCGATGTCATCAGCAGTTCCTCGATGATCAGACCGCTGTAAGAGCCGACGAAAGCGTAAGCCCCAAAACAAGTAGTCTGAGCGCCGATCACATCGCCAATGGTGACCGTTGCTGTAGTCGTCCCATGCGGCAAGATTGCTACTATTCGGTCGTTGCCGGGGTCGTCTTCTGACCTATAAAAGACCGCTGTGTTAGCCGCCGCGCAAGTCGTATTCTCCGTGATCGCGATTGAGACGGATCCGGTCGTTGTATCCGGTGTTGCTGAGATGGCGGGCGCCTGCAGCGCTCCCATCTGTGCAACAACCGCGTCGCTGTACGTTACTGTGGAGTCGTGGTCGGATTCGATGCGTACCCACATGCACTCGTCTGGGCCGACCACATCAGAGACGTTGACGACGACCTTGTCCTGTTTTCCGTTCGGCGCGACCTCGATCGCGTCGCTCCATCCGGATGCCGGCGCCGTCAATACTGAGTCTGTCGGAACGGAGATGGCATACTGCAGCGTGATCTTGTCGATCGGCTTCAGGGAGTTGTAAGATCCCGTCCACTCGACGGTCAGCCTGGACGCGGAACTGATCGTCTCCGCCTTTGCAGATACAATCTCTGCCCCGGTCGGTGAGCCGTATGCGTGCTTTGCTGTCTTCCAGGCCGATGCCCCTGCAGGGCCGACGGCTCGCACCCTGTACCATCTGACGATGTTGCCGGCGGCAATCGCCTCAGTGTCCTCAGAGATCGCCTGCGTGCCATTTTCGCTCTTGTTGACTATGCTGCCCCAGGCGGTCGCTGACGGTGCCGAGGTATTCCGCACATAGCAGGTCTGAGCCTCTATCCGCGTGAAGACCGCCTTGTCCGTGTTACTGGTCGGCGCCTTCCACTCGAACGTTCCGGAGTTGGTGCCGGTATTCTCGTATGTCAAGGACGCCACGGACGGGATCTTTGCTTCCCATTCCTTCGACGCCCAATCAGACCACCCCGGATTTATCGTCTTCCCATTTTTGGTATACTTCTTTCGGTTTCCGCATACCTGGAACTTAACCGCCTTCAGCGTTGCCAATGGCAGCGACACTGTCAGCGATGTCTGGGTCGGTGAGATCCTCGGTGTGGTCGAGCTTGTCAGCGTCGTCCAGTTGGACCACGACGACCCCGTTTTTGTTTTATATCTGACCTTCTGACCGTTTCCGTAGTCAGAGTCTCCGATTTTCCACTTGAGAGTAAACGATGACCCCGACCTGGTTATTGTTAAGCCCGACGGCTTTTTCGTATCTGCCATTATGCCATCCTCAACTCTCTCTTGATAGTCCTCGCTGCATTCATCGCCCAAGCCTCAGGATCTTGCGCTCCGTCGACCTGGAAGTAATTGGTCACCTGCGCTCCACCGTTCAAGTGCTTGTCGAACTCCTGGCTCATGCGCTCCCACATCTTATCGAGCGGAACTGCCGCCTCCGGGCCCTTGGAGTCTCCGATACCGATGACCTGCGGCTCATTGAAGATAGCACCCTCAGCAAACCAATTAAAGCCGGAAATGCCGATCGACGGAACGTTGACAGAAGTCTTGCCGTTCTTAATTTCATTCATCGTCACAGAGATGATCGGAAGTCGACCGTGAAGTGTTGGCAACGACCAGTAGAAATTCATGGACGATTTGAAGTTGCTGACCGCCGTAGCGATTGCGTTCTTCACCATGGTCAGTGCCGTGGTTCCGATCGTCGGGATCGCCACCTTGGAGGCGGTAAAGGATGCCTCCATAGCCGATACGGCTGCGGCGACCGCCTTCTTTGCTTTGTCCAGCGATGATGTGTCAATGTCGGACAGTTTCAAGTTCGCATCGGCCAGTGCCTTCTGGATCGCCTCACTGTCGATGGATACGTTGTCGTCCTTGACCTCGAATTTCTTGCCCGCACCAGAGAAACCGTCATACACTTCTGCGTCATCCGGATCTCCAAGAATCCACTTTAAGGTGAAGAAGTCACCGATGCCTTTCACGACTCCACCCCACCATTCTTTCAGATCTTCGACGATCTCGTCTATGCTTGGGAAGTCAAGATTAAATACCCAGCCAAAGAGACCCGCAATCCCCTTCTTGACGGCTTCCCATCCTGCTTTGATGGTTTCGACGACGTCGTCCCAGGTCGGCATGGAAATGCTGAAGACTTTATCAAAGAAATTCTTGATGCCTGTCTTGACTGACTCCCATACCTCTTTGATGCCTCTGACGATGTCTTCCCAGGACGGAAGCGTGACGCCGAATATCTTCTTGAAAAATCCGCTGATGCCTTCCTCGACGGACGTCCACAGCCCCTTTATGGAGCTCGTGACATCTTCCCATGTCGGAAGGTCTACACCAAATAGAACGCTAAACAGCCCGGTGATGCCGTCCCAGATACCAGACCACAACGTGTTGAGGGCGCCAACGACATCATCCACCGTCGGCGTCTCCACGCTGAACAGCACGCTGAACAGCCCGCTGATTCCCTCTTTTATCTTCTCCCAGCCCTCTTTGATCGGCTTGGTTATCTCCTCCCAATCCGGAAGTTCGACACCGAATGTCGACTTAAAGAAGTCCTGGATAGCCGGCCAGACGTTCGTACCCCACCAATTACTGATTGTGGATATGACCGTCTCATATGCCGGTACAACAAGATTGAAGTATCCCTTAAACAGATCACCGATGCCGTTCTTGACCAGCGTCCATAGTCCGCTGATTTTCTCGATGATCGACTTGTCGTCATCCGTAATGATGTCGAATGCTGCCTTGAAGAAGTCGGTGATTCCCGTTTTAACCTTCTCCCAAAGAGCGGAAATGTTCTCTACGACCGTGCTCCAGTCAGGAAGGTCGATGCCAAAGTCAGCTCGGAGTATGTTCGTGACAGAGTCCCAAATTCCAGCAACGGCATTTGTCAAGCTTGTCAGCAGTTCGTTCGCGACTCCGATCCAATCGATTTTCGTAATAACCGTTCCGATAGTCTTGAACAGCTGCCATATGCCGTCGATGAAAATGGGGATGTTGTCGACGATGGCGTCCACGAGATCGATGACTAAATCGCCAGCGACAGGCACGATCTCCGGAAACAGGTCGGTGAGGAACTCCGGGATACTTGTGAGGATACCCGGAATCTTTGTCAGAATGTTTCCAATCATCGGCAGCAGATTTCCGACCAGGAATGTCTTAACCGCGCCTTCCAAGTCTTTCAGTGGCTTCCAGATATTTTTACCAAGAGCAAGGTTCGCCAGCAGGTTCGAAGCTGCCGCTTTCATCGCGCCGAAAGATCCGGAAAAAGTATCTGATGCTTCCTGCGCTGCCACGTTTGCAAGTCCGAGCTCATCCTGTATAACATGTATAGCCTCATAGACATCTCCGAGGTTGTCCATGTTATACTCAACGCCACTAATCTTTTGGGCGTCCTTTAACAGACGCTCCATTTCCGCCTTGGTACCGCCATATCCGAGCTTTAAGTTATCCAGCATGTTATACTGGCCTTTTGCGAAGCCTTGGTAGGCGTTCTGAATGCTCTCGAGCGGTGTGCCCATCTTCGCAGCATTGTCGGCCATGTCCATGATAGCGGTATTCGCTGCTTCGGCCGCCTTTGCCGTATCTCCACCAAAGGCCTTTTTCAGGGACGCGCCAAATGACACAGCCTGTTCAGCATAGTCATTTGCGGAGATGCCGGCCTTCCACGCGTCTTCTGCGTATTTCTTCGCCGCCTCTGACGCGTCTCCGTACAAGGTGTCCAGGCCGCCGAAAGACTGCTGCAGTTTTGCGCCTTCATCGATGGAGTCCTTGACCATCTTTGTGACGGCCGCGCCGATTCCGATCTTACCAATGGCGCCTAACAACCGATTCCCAAGCGATACGCCAGCAGCGTCTCCAGCGTTGCCGGCGCTCGCGCCAAGCTCTGTGGCAATCGTCTTCTGTGACCCCTTCATATTCGGGATTATTGTAACTGTTGCCTGAGCAACTTCCGTCATAGCCATGGGATCACCTCCTCCTGCTTTCTATCCATTCACGCATCTTATTCACGGGCAGTGCCCCCTTGCCGATGCGTCTTGTTTCCTTCTTATCCGCGCCAGGCCGTTTGTACGGCTCCGGCTTTCTGCAAGGCTTATGAGTGATAAGCACTCGCAAATTCGCGTTCACAATCTGAAGCTGGTCGTAAATGTCAGCAAGTATCGTGTTTGTCTTTGCTGTTGTCGCCCAGTCCGTCATCTCGGGATTTAACTCTGCCCCGAGTGCAGAACCTAGTTTCACAGAACTCAAAAATGATTTGAGAGCGCCCCACGAAAGGGTGCTCCCAACATCATCAACTTCATGCCCGGTCTCCGTAAGAAGATCTCTCTCAACCGCCTCGCGATGGTCGTCAACGAACCCCGCAAGGCCGATCATTCCCCCAGATCCACGCCAGAAGTGTCTTCTGAAGCCTGCTTCCAGGCATCATTAAGCTGCTTGAACTCGTCCAGCGTCAGAGTATTAATGACGTCTGCCGGGATATACTTCTCAAAGAATGAGAAGCCGTCATCGGTTCCGCTCCTCAGCGCCTTGAGCTCCGCAATGCTAAGACTGCCGGCAAGCGGGATGCTGTATTCTTCCTCGCCGATGTTGACCTTCAGCGTCTTAACAGTTTTCTTTCCTCCCAGTTTAAGTGCACTACTCATAGAAACCTCCTTGTCTTATTGATCAGGCTCAGGTCGTCTGACCGTCGTCCTTCATGATGGTCCACTTGTCAGCGGTGATCGTTGCGTCCCAGGTGATGGCCTCATTCGGCTGGAATGCGACTTCACCGATCTCGGTGATGTAACCGCTGGTCGTTCCGACCATCAGCATGTCGTCGCCGTCCTTCATGAGGAACAGATAAGCCTCGGGCTCAGGAAGATTGTTCGGTTCGATGTCCACGCTGATCAGTTTGCCATGGTCAGTGGTTGCCGGCGTTACGACCACGTTGTCTGCTCCAAAGATCGTCTTAAAGGACTCCTCAGTGGTGTCCAGGACAGGAGCTCCGACCGTGCCGGACTCATCCGACGGAAGCAGGCGAGCGATCTTCTTGGCCCAGTTCTTCAGCTGATCAAAGGTTCTGTTGGTGTTAAGTGTGATACCGTCTTCGGAGATCGCGCCGACCTCGGTCCATGCCTGCGCAAGAGCCTCGCCGGGATAAGTCGGGAGAGCCGTGCCTGCAGGCGCATGGTAAAACATACCGGTGGTGCCTTCCTCGGCGTAGTTGCCGACACCAAGATTTACATTATGTGTAGCCATTTGTTATACCTCCATGGTTTCAAGATGCGCCACGACTCTCAGCCGCGACGAACACATGGCAATATCCGGCCGCACGGGATCATTCCCCCATGAGCCGGACGAATTAACTGTTACATTTCGAATTTCCGTTGTCTGAAGCTTTGCTATGCTCCTGAGGATACCTATCGCATTACGCAGCGTCTCGAGAGCCTCCGCTTCAGTTTTCGCCCTGGCATCGAGCACGACCTCGAACGTGTCGACCGTGTCGATGTCTGAACCGCCGACCTGCTGCACGAGGACGCACGGCATGGTAAAGTCTGCCGGGAGCGGTCTGCAGTATGCAGTAATGTGATCAGACAGCGCATTTCGAATAACATCCTCAATATCAAGATCTCTCAGAATCCGCATCAGATCACCGCCCTTGATAATGCCTTGTTCTCCGCCTCAGCAATGATGCTAGCCTTGTCGGTCGTATACACGAACGTCATGTTGCGCTTGGAGCCGTATGCCTTCACAATCTGAGAAGACATTTTGTATCCTTCGCTCTTTGGGTCGCCCAGGTTGTTGTTCGCACGGGATTGGATGGCAGCTCCGGCCGTCTCGCACTCATGCACCGCGCCATCGCTGCACATGATCTGCTCGAACCCCTGCGGGATGAATTTGATTTTCATCTGCTTGCCCATCAGCCGCTCCACCTCCTCAGAGTGATCTGCGTATGACCGAGGTTAAAAGCGCCCGGCCATTTTCTCGGTGAGCCGTCAATGGTGTAAGTCTCGCCATCGTACACGACCCTGTCACCCTCTTTGATGTCAGCGCCCTCCGGGAGATAGCAGGTCAGCCCGTCCAGGATACCGAGCACGCGGCCCTCCTGGGACAGATCCGTCGTTCCTGGCTGTACAGAGCACCCGCCGATGACCAGCGAGTCCACGTTATCCCAATCCGGGATCGTTGACCCTCTGGAAGTCTTAACGCCCGGACGGATACGCGTGATTGATTGCCTTGCAAACTGTGGAAGCATATCAGAACACCCCCTGCAATCTGTAAGGCGCCAGGACTTCCTTATTGTCGTCCTGCAAAGCTGTCGCTCTAGCGCTGTTGACCCATCCGGCATTGTATGTCACGGACACGCCGCCAACAGCCTCGGATGTGACGCCGTTAGAGGATGCCGCCGCATGTGTTGCCATGTGTGCGATCAGTTCTTTGATGCCGCCAAGCATCTCATCAGACAGGCCGGCGGTATAAGTGATCTCGACCGGCGTATAGCGCTTAATGCCCACAGGCGAGACATTGTAGATGCGCATGATGCCGTTCGTCTCAAAGCTGTAATCGGTGTGTGCCGCCCCGTTGATCGTCACGGCGGTCACGCCCGTTACGAACTTGGCCGGCAGCTGAATCAGCAGATCCGGCCCGACCACAGTCACACGGCGGTCATTCATCAGCAGTTTTACTTTGCAGGCGGCGGATGGATACAGATGCCATCCGACATAGTTTCTGATCGCCGAACATGCAGCACTGATGTTGCCTGCCGTCCGCACATCACCGGCGTATCTGTTC